ACTTCTAAAAGAGCTGCTCTTGAAGCAGAATAACTGGCATTAAATGCAGCTAATAAAACTTCAAATGGAATTTCTAAGGCAGTTCCTATTTGTTTAAGCATTGCATTAAAAAAGACTTCAAACCTTGAATTTGGTCTATTTGGATTTGCAAAAACTAAATCTTGTCCTGGTTCCAATACTCCAAAGTTTCCATACCCCATACTTAATTCAGTTCCTTCATATTTTTTTCCCTGATCTCCATTAGGTTTTTTAAATTTATCTTCTCCAACACCTAAAACTTTTCCAGTATTTCCTGTATTGTTGTCTTGTTTTATAAAAGCAGTAAACATTGCACTAACAACTGCATTCATAAGTTCAGCATTTGTAAATCTTGATAATTGAGATAAAATTTCTAAAACAGGTGCTAATAAAGGAACTCCTCTTAATTGATTTACTCTCTCTTTTTCATTGATTTTTAATATTTGTCTTCTACCTGTTGAATCAAAGACAGGTATTCTAGTATATTCATTGTGCCTATCTTTAAAATGATATGCTATTATTACTCCATTTTTATCTGTTTCAACACCTTCATATAAGTAGTCATTACTTTCTTGTGCTTCACAGTTAGCAGAATCTAAAAATTGAATTTTTAAATCAAATAGTTCTCCTTTTCTTTGATGATACGGAAGATTTATAAAACATTCTCCATCCATTAAATAAGTAATCATTGCTAAATCCTGCAAAAAATCAAATGTGTCCTCACCTTGAAAATCACATTCAACACTATCTGCCCATAAATCCCAAATAGTTTCTATTTGCTTTTGAATTTTTTCAACTTCATCATTATCTAAATTTAAAAGATTTTTTTTAATCTTACTCTTTAGCTTTAGCCCTTCTCCAACTACATTAGTTCTTATTTTTAAAATAGCTCCTCTTGAAATTGGATTTCCCATAAAAAGTTGCCTTGATCTAGCCATTAAGATTTCTTTATTATCTTCAATATCATCTTTGGTTGTATCTAATGAACTATAAACATTCCTAAATGCTATCTTAGTTGTACTAGCACCAGATTGACTATAATTAAGAAATTCTCTTTGTTGTCTTATAGCTTCTATTTTGTATCTAATTTCTTCTGTTTTTAGTTCCTGGTTTAATTTATTTATTTCAGTATTAACTTTTTTCATACTTTCTCCTAAAACTCATGAGGAACTATTTGAAAAAATCTTATTCCTTCTCCTGTTCCACTCTCTATTTGAGCTTTTTTATTTTCCCACCAAATCCGACCTTTTCTTATTTGTTCCAAATCAGCTCTTTTTAAATTCTGTCCATCTATTGTATATTCTTGACCTTTTAAAACTGCTTCCTCTGCTTCTAAATAAAGTCTTATATATCTTTCACATTCCTGGACAGTTATTTTTGTATTTAAAATTTCATCTATTTTTTTCTTATAATGTTCTTTTAAATCATCTAATTTTTTCATATCATTTGGATTTTCTTTTAAAAATTCAACACCAGCTACCCAGGCAGAACCATATAGAATAAGCTCCTCTTCAGCTTCCTCTATTTCTATTAATTTATTTTCAAAACTTGCTATATTCCTCATACTTCAACTCCTTTTCTGTCAATAGCCATTTCTTGTTTCTTTCGTGTTAAAGCTCCATTAACGGATAGTTCCAATAACTCTGCTCTACTAAGATTTACTAATTTTTCAGGTTCTATTCTAAATACTGAAAATGGAACTGTTGCATAACATCTGCAATCAAAGCCTTCGTTTCTAGTTTGGATTTTCTTCCATACAACTTTACGATTTTCTTGAACTTTTATTTCAGCTGTTAAGGATTTAAAATACTCTAAATCATAGCCTTTGCCATATTCTCCATTGAAATGACAATATCCCTCTTCATTAATTCTTGCATCTAATCTTCCTGAAACAATATCTTTAAGAGCATTTGACCCAATAGATAATAAATCTATTTCCTTATTTTTAGTTTTTCTAAACCCATTACTAATAGGAACATTTTCTCCACCAAGTCCCTTAATACCAATTATTCTTCTATATTGTCTAGGACTTACAAAATCATAAACTTTTTGTGTGTGATGTCCTCCTGTGTCAATACAAGCTGAATAAATTTTTAATTTATCTCCATTTTGGTAAAAATATTCTTTATCTAGGACTTTATCTAATCTTTCCCAAATCTCTGATTGGTTCATATTTCCATGTAAAATTATGTACTCCATTCCCCAGCTTTCATAACCAAGACCCCAGCCAACAACTTCTATTGCTATCCAGTTATCTTGAATATCAACTCCTGCTGTAAGAACCAAGGCTTTATCAGGAATATAACTATATTTTTCTCTTGTTCTCTTGATAAGTTTCTTAGGATCTAATCTTCCTGTATATTCTTGTTCAAAGGTTTCAGCTAAAACTGTATTTATAAAGGCTTTTAGTTTTTCAACATCTCCTTTAATTTCTAGCCATTCTTGAACAATAGATTCCCAATTTCTAAATGGACTAGCTAACCCATTCAAGTGATAACCTAGATTTTTTGTTCTTTCAGGATATTTATGTATCCATCTTCCAGTTTTTTCATTACCTTTTTTCCACTCTTTTTCAGTGAATGCTTTACCACAATGAGGACAGACCATTCTTACATTACTTCCATCAGGTTCAAATTTTATGTTACCCCATTTAAAAGTCTGTTCTTTCTTACAATTAGGGCAAGGAATATACCATTCAGCTTGGCTTGAATTATTATATTCATCTTCTATTTCAGATGAACCTTTCACTGTTGGAGTTCCTGTAATAATGTGTTTTGTAATATCATCAAATGTAGAAGTTCTTTTCTTTGCCAATGAAATAGGACTTCCTTCATTTCCTGAACTTTTTGGATATCTGTCCACCTCATCAAGAAATATGTTTCTGATAGGTCTTGCTGCTAACTTTGAAGGAGAATTAGCTCCAACAAAAGCTATATATCCTCCTGGAAACATTTTGTGTGTAACAGTATTTCCAGAGTCCTTTTTACTAGGTTCTTTAATAATTGTGTGTAATATAGAATTATTTATAGCTGGTTGTATTCTCTCCTTTGAGAAACTTCTAGCCATTTCATCAGTTGGTTGAACTATTAACATTGGGCAAGGATCTAAATGAGCATATCTCAAAATTGTATTGATAATTAATTCACTCTTTGCTAATTGAGCAGCCATCATCAATGTAACTTGCTTAGTTTCTCCTTTTGTTATTTTTTCATATATTTCTATCATATATGGTGTTCTTTCAACATTGAATTTACCAACTTCTTTTGCAGATGTAGTATCTAAAACCCTATATTGATTAGCCCACTCCATAATGCTTACAAGTGGTGGTTGTCTTAATATTCTTAAACACTCTTTTATCAATTCCCTGGTTCTCTTATACATCTTTTGTTTTTCTCCTATTGCTTGGTGGGTTATAATTTGCCAGTTCTTCCAAGCAATCTATCAAAGTATTTTTTAAATAATCTAATCTATCAGCTTCTGATATTTCACTAATTTCATTATCAATTTTTACAGCTGTTGCTTGTAATCTTGCTTTGAATTTAATTAAAATGTCAGTTAAAACATATTTGACATCTTCATCCAGATGATATTTGTCTTTTAAAATTTCAAGTTTATATTGTTGTAACTCTCTTTCAACTGCTTTTTTCTTATTCCTTTCATCAGTAACAGTTAAATATTTTTTTAAACTGTCTTTCAAATCAAACTGGCCATTAAAATTTTTTTCTAACACTCCACGATTTGCAAGCTCTTTAACTGTCTTTTCACTAAGTCCTAAAATTTCTGCAAGAGTTTTTTGAGTTACCAAGTTTATATCTCCACTTCTGGTTTGATTTATAAATTCAGTTACACATTTGATAAGAGGATAACTTCCATTTTCTGATTTATAATCTTTGAATAGTTCTCTAACTCTTCTGTCAGAAATATTAAGAACTTTTGATAATTGTTTTTCATTTGCAAGTATCATAATTTCACCCTTTTTTCTCATGTGTATATATAAATTTTGGAACTTGGAAGGAAATCAAAAAATTTCATATTTGAAAAGTTCCGAGCCTCCAGCTGCACCCTCTAATAAAAAAATTCTGTCACAGTACCTTTTTGATTACTCGAAGTCCTCATCACTCACAGCTGTGTCATTTTCACTGTTTATCACAGCTTTCAGTTTAGCCTCATCAGTTACTCTGTAACCTAGCATTGAGTTTAACTCTCTTGCTGCTGCTACTCCTGCTAATAGTGGTTTGTCCTTTCGTACTCTCTTGCTTACTGTGTGTCCATCAGGACTAGATTCATCTATGTATTCAATGATATCTACTCCTTCTATTGCACTATTTAAAATTTTATTTAATCTTGTTGCTATACTTAATATCCCTAGTTCTGTATCTTGAAATAGTATTTCTCTTAATTCTGTTATCTTAGTTGCAACCTTTGGACTTCTTTCTATGTTTGCTGCTTTTGTCTTTTCACTGTAACCAGCCTTTTCCTTTGCCTCTTCTTTTCCAATTCCAGACATTCGGTATATAACATATTTAGTTTGTTTTTCTGTCAAGCCCTCAAAGTTGCATATCTTTGCATTTTGTTTTTCAACTATTTCTGCTCTGATTTCTTTATACTTAACAAGATATCTATTTATCCAAGAGATAATAGTATTTTTGTTATATTTAGTTCTTTTTTGTATCTCATCATAAAAGTCTTTTTTCTTTTTACTGAACTTAATCAATTCTAGTTCTACATATATTTCTAAGACTTTTAATTGTTTCTCATTAAAATTATCTGACTTACTCATCTCTATGCCTCACTGATTAACTCATCTTTTATGTCCTCCCACTTGTATTCCTTGCCTTCTCTTTGTAAAATAATGTCTAACTTACCTAAACTTCTATATCTTTTAACTATTACATCAGCATACTTAGGATCATATTCCATTAAAAATGCTTTTCTGTTTAATTGCTCTGCTGCAATCAATGTACTTCCTGACCCACCAAATAAATCAAGAATATTCCAATCTTTTTTACTAGAATTATGAATTAATCTAGCAATTAATTTGATTGGCTTCATTGTTGGGTGAACATCATTTATTAATGGTTTGTTCTCTCTAATTATGCTTTCTTGCTCTCTTAACATTTGTTTTAAAATATTAATTAGTTCTTTTTTACTATAACTTTCAATAGTTTTTAAATCTTTTTCTATTACTGTATCTTGTGTAAAATCTTTTATAAAATAATGTGCTGCTCCTTCTTTCCAGCCATAAAGACAAGGTTCATGTCTCCAATTATAGTCTTGTCTTGATAGAACAAATTGATTTTTTACCCAGATTAAACATTGTGATATTTTAAATCCTGCCTCTTCCAATGCTCCTCTGAATGCCTTTGTTTCACTATCAGCATGAAAAATATAATAAGCTGCACCAGCTCTCATAACTTCAAAAGAATTTTTATAAAAAGCTAATAAAAATCTATAAAAGTTTTCAGAACTCATATTGTCATTTTTTATTTTATTTCCATTTGTTGCTTCATAATTCACATTGTATGGTGGGTCTGTAACCATTAAATCCATAGTTTCATTACCAACTAATTTTTTAACATCTTCTAAATTAGTTGAATCTCCACACATAAGTCTATGTTTTCCTAATAGCCAAATATCCCCTTGTTTTGAAAAATAGTTTTCTTCAATTTCAGGAATATCTATTTCTTTTATTTCATTTTCATCAAGAATTTCACTAGGTAATAATGCTTCAATTTCATCAATATTAAATCCTGTTAAATCTATGCTTTCACCTAGCTTTGTCAGTTCTTCAAATAATTTTTGATAATCCCATTCGCCTAGCTCTATTGCTCTAGCTTCTCCAATTCTTATTGCTTGTATTTCATTTTCTGTTAAATTTTCAATGTAAATACATTCAATTTCAGTTAATCCTAATATTTTAGCTGCTTCTACTTTTGCATAGTCACTAACAACATAATTATTAGAATCAACTATTATTGGGAACACACAACCAAATCTATCTAATAAATTTTTATATAAATTGATTTGATTATTTGTA